CTAGTATATTTAATAGAAACAGAAATATCTGGATATTTAAAATATTGTTCTCCAGATCCAGTACTACTAAATTTCTCATAATCTCCTCTTTCGTAATTTGAAGTTATTGTTCCTCCAACACCGGCGTTACATAATCTAAAAGAATCATTATCAAGTTTTAAAATGTAAAATTGATTTGTAGTTGTGATTCCACTAATTTCAGATGTCTGATAATCATATTCCACAAGTTCACCACTACTAAATCCATGATTTTTAAAGGTGATAGTATCTTCAATTGTAGATATTCCAACAGGTTTAACAATAAGTTTTCTGTTAGTATATCCTTCTCCACCAGAAATAATTTGTACATAATCTATTGTTTTGGAGGAAGAAGAAGTTGAAAATTTATGAGTTCCAGAAGAACCAGTAAAAATTCCTACAGGATTTATACCCAATTGTTGATCATCCAGATCAAAATATAATTTTATTGTTTTATTATTGACAACTTCAACAAAGTAGGTTGAATCATCTGGAAGATCTGCATTATCTGATAATGTTCCAATTTTTATAGGATTATTTCCTAAAGAATTATAAGATATTTCTTGTCCATTTACAAAATTATGATCTTCTAAAAAGACAATTTTATCTGTAGTTTGATTTACTCCTCCACCAATCGAGAAATTTCTAGCACTAAAGAAAACATCTCTTGGTTTTAAAATTAATACTGGATCTATAACAGCACCACTTCCATTTCCTCCAGAAATTTCAATAGATCCAATCTTATCAATATCGTAGTTTTGACTGTCTACGTATATTTTTTCAAATTTTCCACTAACGACTGGTTGAATTAGTGCGGTATTACCAATACCCGATGAAACTTCAACAATTGGTGGGTTAATAACATCATAATTTTCTCCACCATTCAATATATTTACATCTTCAATAGGTCCAAAGTGAATTATATCAGTGGATTTATAATTACTTATTTCTACACCATTTATCAACATTCCCGTTGATCCTGGTAATGTAACATCTCCAGGATCTTGTTCAATATTTTTTCCTAGTGGAAATTTTCTCAAAAGTTTTTGTATTCCAAGTTCAGAATCTTTTTGAGAATCTAAAACAAACGTATGAGATCCTATACCCGAACTTGGTATTTGAAAAGTTAAATTATTTCCAGATTTTATTAAAGATTGAGAACCATATAATTTAAATTCATCATTTTTTGTTTTTTTCACAAAGTAATTTCCAGTGGTTAATCCTACCAAAGGTTCTCCCTCAGAAGAATAAAATATTTTATCACCTGTTAAAAATGGTACAATATCATCAATTACTTTTATAGTATTAAATACACCATTATTTTTATCTTTAAGACTATCAGTAGATTCAATACTAACAGTTTTTATATTAGTATCAATATTTAAACGATAATTTTTTATTGGTTTGTCTGAAGAATCTTTAAAATTATTGTTTATATTTGATGGAAATGAATTGGATGCTACATATGCATATTCATCTTTATCAACATACAAATTAAGAACATCAGATAATAGAGAATTATTATCAAATTTAAATCCAGACTTTTGAACCTTATTTAACTTTCTTCTTATATTATATTTTGTGGATGTTTCTTTTTGAAAAATTGAAGTTTGAGTTTCAGAATTTATTGCATTTTGTAAATCTAAAGTGTTAGTATTCTTATCAATTGTTCTAACGTAAATGGGATTATTAGTAGGAACTATGACTTCTGAAATAGAATCCCTTTGTACTACTTCAACTTCATCACCTACCTTTAAACTAGATCTATTAATAGTAGATCCTAGTTCTGGGGTGGTGTCATTATTTGTTACTTGATAAGTAGCACTTGTATTGTATATAAAAGAATTTGCAAAAATTTCTTTCCAGTTTGATCCATTATCTTCAATTTTGTCTCCTACATTTTTAATACCTACTAAATCATTTTCAGATACAATAAAATTTTTATTTTGTTCCTTTAAATTTGTAATTACACCCAAAAGTATTATTTCTACTTTTTTGGTGATATCTCCACCTTCATAAGAGAAATAAGTTTCGTTAGATCTAATATTTGATGTTTTAGTTATCTCAGAATTAATTCCAGTACATCCAAAAAATTGATTGATGTTTTTGTCTGTATATGAAATAGTATTAGTTCCGGAAATTAAAGTTCCAGATTCTGGAAAACTGACCGTTGAGTCTACCGTTAAAATGGAATCTCCTACAGATGCATTTTCGGTTAATTTTGTATTAGGAGTAATTACAAAGTCTCCTTCAATAGAAGATCTTCCATCATTGCTAACATAAAGTTGAATCTTAAAATAAGTTTTTCCTTTTCTTGTAAATGGCTCTACCGAAGAAACCGAAGCAGTTGTATTTTCATCATTACTTTTTACAATAGTTTCTCCAACAATATTCATAGGTTCACCAGTTATTGCTTCCGCAACGACTATTTCTCTTCTAACATAATTTGCAGAAGATGGTTTTAGCAAATAATCTTCTAAGTTTATAACAGAAGGTGTTTCTCCAAAAACAACCTTAAAAAGAATTTTTATTGCTTCATCGGTTCCTTTAGATGAATAAAAATCTTTTGCGTTTTTTATAAAATTACCAACATCTATTTCATCCACTAATGAAATCTTTTCAAATCCTGGTGCAAATGTTGTCTTAAATTTTTTATAAAATTCTTTTAAAAATAAAGAACTTAAATTTTGAATAGAAGAGTTTAATTTATGACTCTCTGCGTTTGATGTTTCAAATAATAAATTTTCCTCAGTTAGATCTTCATTATAATCAGTAATTCCACTAAATCCTCTAATACATCCAGTAAATGTATTGGTAGTTAGTCCAGTATATGTAATAATTTCATTATCAATTTTAAGAAGACCGTATTGACTTGGAAAACCTCTTGTACTAGAAACATTAATTATGTTATCGGAAGATGTTACATCAGAAGTTAATAATGTACTATCAACAACAACTTCTGGTTTTAAATTATCTAATTTTAAATATTCATCCAAATTATCACTAAGGTCAACTGGTCCACCTTGATATTCTTGAGAAATATAATATTGTTTTAAAAAGTCTACAGTTCTTGGACTTTCATCCAAAATAAACTCTGGTAATTGGTTTGAGACTATATCCTGAATCTTAATTTTAGATTCAATTCCAGTTTGTATCATATTACTTTCTTATTAAATTTCCGTTTGAATAACTTGAGGTATAAAAATCACTGACAAATCTAGTTCCAGATATTTCATCTCCAGAAGCAATCACGTCTCTTACCATATTTATTGTACTTTTAGGAATGCTTAAAGAGACATATAAATCTCTCAATCCAACAACATCGTTTGATTCTGGAAAAGCCTGAATTTCAATAACGTTACCGGGAATATCAGTTTCTGTAATATTTAACGGTCCAAAAATAATTTCTCCTTTTTTATAATCAACTGTTCCAACATTTTTAGAAACTATAATAGAATTTCCACTAGAATCAATTTTAATTATTGAAACAATTCCAGTATCCAATACTTGATTGGTATCAGATACATTAGGAATATCTGTCAAATATACTGTTGAAGGTTCTCCAAAGATTTTAAATCCAGTTGACTTTATATTTTTACCATTAATGTCTACATGAAAACGATTTCCAAAACACAATTCATACTGAACAAAAGTATTCAATACTGCTTTTAAATCTCTGCGAATAATAATTTTTGTTATATTTGATGTAATAGAAGTATCAGTGTTATCAATAACTTGTTGCAATTTACTGTATTTTAATCTTCCACCAAATGAATTGAAATCTAAAGATTTTGAATATTTTTTCAGATTTTCTATAACTGTCGTTTTTAAATTATTTTCTGTAGATACTTGAGAGTAATTAAAATAAACTGAAGAGTCTAATTCAATATAAAGAATTTTTAGGTCCGTTATTTTTTGATTTATTCCGGATACAGAATATTGTTTTAATTTAGATAAAATTTGTTCTTTATTAAAATCAGAAACAAAACTTCCATTTTTTGGTTTAATACTAATTTGCACTGTACCAAATTGAGGTGGATCTAATTGCTCACCACCAACTACAGAAACGGATTCTGTATTTGGATATATTTTTTTAATTATAGATTCATAATCTCTTGATGTAACAGCTCTAAACTGAGAAGAATATAATTTAGGAGCAAAATATTTAACAGAATCTATTGATTCAATATCTCCACCATTAATAGATGATTGATTTGTTGTGATTGAAACGGTTCCTGGATCAATAATTTGTGGAATTTCAGAAGCATCCACTAAAGTACCTGAAAATGAGAAATTAGCAGCACCATTTCCATCCTTTCCATCAGTTACAATGTAATTTGCTTTGATATATGTTCCATCACCATTTTCACCCAATTTTTTGCCAATAAGTCCATCACCAAATCTCAGTTCGTATTTTTCATCCTGTATTTCACTGAGAAAAAATACTCTAGAATTTTTATCAACATTTATAATATTTTCAGACAAAGTATATTCAGTACCTACAATATCTTGAGATTTACTGATGTATACTTTTAAAGTAGATGTATCTATAAAAGAATTATTCAAAATAAATCTTTGATCTAAAGATCCATCATATAAAAATTGTTTCTCTAAAAATATTCCTTGAAAAACATCTATATTATTAAATGATGCTGTAAATGTTGTTGGATTACCTTCTCCGTCAAAATTTCCACCAACAGTATTTGCTGTAATGTCCTCTACTATGGCAAATGTATATGTGGTATCGTTAGCACTACCAACACACACTATACCTGCCTTCAGGGTCAACGTAGGGGTGTTTTTAGTCGTTGTTACGTTAAATGATATCTGTGCTGCTGATGCCGTTCTGGAACGTGGTATATAACCAATATTTCCTGCAAGAGAAACAACGTTTTCTCTTAGAGTTGCTGAATCCAAAAAGGATTCATTCACAATCATATTTGAATTGAATGCTGTAATATAACTGTTATATGCTAAAGTGTCTATCAGAACAGAAAAATTAGATCCTTCAAAATCAAAGTCTGTGAACGTGGAGTTTGCACGGAGATAATCTTTGATAGAAGTCTTTATCTGATCGAAATCCAGATTTGCGTATTTTGTAAAAGGCATTTTATCTTGTTGCCTCTAAGAGGAACGAATATTCTTGTGTTGGAAACTCTTGACCAATAATATCAAATATAACAGTTACATTAAAGGTGTTTTCATCAGCTATAGGATCTACGATAACTTGTAGATTTTCTACCCTTTCTTCAAAGTTTTCAATAGCAATTTGAACTTGATCTTGAATGACTGATGCAGTACCAAAATCAACGAACTCAAATAGACTTCTCCTTACATCAGATCCCAACAAAGAATTAAAAAATCTCTCTGTTGGAATCGTTTCTACAATATTTCTCACAGAACGACGAATTGCGTTCTCATTTTTTAGGATAGGAAGGTCTTTTGTCACAGGATGAGGTTCAAAAGACAAACTAATGTCCTTGAACGATCTTGATATCCTCTGAATTGCCATTGTTAAAGAGTTTTCGTAATTTTATTTATACCCTATTCCTGAAGATTTCTCTTTTTATCGGACAAATCATCATGCATTATCTCTTGAAGTACCTTTTCTTCATTTTTTTGGTTCTCTTGATGTATTTGATCTAGTGTTGAACCATAATCTGTGGTCAAACTTGCCGTTCCCCACACTTTTTTCATGTAATTTGCGTCTCTATCAACCGGAGAGTTGCCCATTTTGCTCCTAAATCGTAAAATATTATTTATTTTCACCCTCTTCGGGTGTTTCCTCACGTTCTTTTGCCGTTTTCCAGAAATATTCGTCCTCACGACCCATTCCAAGTCGTTCAAAACCATTCTCAAC